TCTATAAGCAGTAGCACTACTGATTTTAAAGTGAGATATAAAATACTTTATACACTCACTTTTTCTTTTTTCATCATAAATAAATTCTTGAGCTAACTCTTTAGCTTCAGCTTTATTTTCTTCCCAGTTATCTTTATCTAGCATGATTCTTCCCCACTATGTTCTTCCCATTTATGAGAAAATTCACTAAATACTTTTAATCTTTCAATAACTTCTTCCATTGAATAACCACGTTCTATAGTATTTTCGCCAAAAGCTAAATCAGAAATTTCTTTTATAAAAAACTCTCTTTTTTGTGAATGAATCCATGCATCATCTATAGGCATATCTTTGAATCTTTGTTTATATTTCATTTATTTAATCTCCTTTAATTTTTTAGTAATTTCTTCATCAAACTCTAATTCTTCTTCAATTTCTTTTTCAGTCATTCCTACTCCATATCTAGCTTTTTCCATTTTCATATAATTATCTTCTTCAAAATCTTCATCCTCAAAAAAGGTTAAACAATTTTCTACATTAATCTCTTTAATCCTTTTAATAGCATCTTCTCTATACCTCTCTCCAGAGCTTGCTAAATGATTCACAAGTCTAACTATCACCAGTTGATTTTCTGGTGATAATTGTTCAATCCTACAATTGATTTTTATATTAAATTCACTCATTTTTCTACTCTCACTAAATGATTTTGAGTTAAAATATGATCTATTAAATCTTTTATCTCTTCTGTAGATTGATAAGCGATTGAAGAATCTTGTAATTTTGAAAATTCTTCTGCCCATACAGCAATACTTAATATTTTGTGTAGTTGCTTATGAGTAACCCAAGCTCTTTGCGATTCATTCATAATTTTTAAATAAATTTGGATTAATAAATATCGACAATATATTTAGCTTGCTTTTCAATAGATTCAAGAATTAATTGAAATTCATATTGAATTTCTGGATTATCTTTAAAACTTTTAATAGTAGCTTTTAATGATTCATGTAATAAGCCATATTCATTGTGTGATAAAACAATTCCTACGGCTTGTCTAGCTTGTGATTTAAATCTTGCCATTAATCTATACCTTGTAAATATATTTTTTCTAAAGGATTATCTTGTCTAAAAGAAAAGTAATTTTCTTTATTATCTTGAGGTAAAATTATTCCTAATCCACAATCTTGTTGTAAAAGAAATAAATGAACAGGTGTTATACCAGTATTAACATCCCATAAATGATTCCAAAGAAATAAACCTAAATCATTAAAAACATCAATAGGTAAACTTTCATGCTTGTGATTTACATAGTAATTATAAATAGATCTAGTTCCACAACTATCAATATTTTCAAATTCAATTAGTTTTTTTGGTTTACCTTTTAATACTGATTTATCAAATGCAACTTTTGAAAATAGATTATATTTATCAATCCATTTTTCATGGATTCTTAAATTATCTTCTCCAATTGCACCAGAACCAATAATTAAAACATTTTTGACTTCATTCATAATTTTTGTTTATGTAAGATTTAATATTAGTATGATAGCATATATTTAGTTTATGCAATCATTCATGTCAAGAGTAAAGCAGTTCATTCATGATCATTCAGAATTTAGTCAATCTGACATTCAATCATTCATTCATTCAAATCATTCAAGACATTCAACTAAAAAAGTTAAAAAAACTAATTTTGATTTTTTATTTCAATTTTTGCTTTTTTACTTTTTAAAATTTAAACACTAACTAATTTTTTATTTTTTCTTATTTCTTTTAAAGCTTCACTTGCTTTGCTATTTTTCTCTTGAGTACCATGTAACAATAAAGCGAAACCATTTTTTCCCTTATCCATATATGCGTGTGAATCATCGTTATCTATTGGAAGATTTAATAATCTTGCTTCAGCTTCACTAAATACAACTTTACTAAACCTTTTAAAATAACCTCTATCAATTAAATAATCATATTTTCCACCATAACTCGCAGTAATAAACATATTCTCTGGAATACTTCTATTAGTTGGATAAAGTATAAGATTTTTACTATAAAAATAAAAAATTAAATCTTTATTCAATTTACATACTTGTTTTAGTGCTTCAAGTTCAAAACGTGTATATATATCCCCGCTTTGATTCCATCGAACTAAATTACAATTCTTAGTTCTTTTTTGATTAATTGAATAATTAAAACAATCAACTAAACCATTAAAATTATCTTTTTTAATGTATTCATTCAATAAACTTGTATTATGTCTAGTTAAATTATATAAACTAGGATATAAAGCTTCAAGTGTGGCACTATAACAAGTGAATTCAGTATCTTTAAATCTTTTTATAGATCTCTTGCCTTGATCATTCATCATAGCAATAGCTTTACATTTGTTAGCCGCTGGGCATGTCAATCCCGAACTTTTCGAGAATGTCAAAGTTTGGCTAGATAATTTATTATTACCTATACCAAACTTGAAAAAATCATTCATAATTTTTTTAAGTAAGATTTGATTTTAAAACTATTGAAAAATAGTTTTATTTAAGGATGTTTTATACATCCCTAAATAAAAATATTATTTATAATAAATAATCTCTATCAATTGAGTCTTTTAATTCTTCAAGTTGAGATTGAGGCAAAAAACTAATAATTGCATGAATAATTTGTTTATCGCTAAATTTATTATTTAATAAATCTAAATCATTTAAAATTTTAATTCTTAATTCTGAAGTAGTCATAATTATTTAATTGAGTCATTTAACACGTTTATAACTGCTACTTTTTGATCATTTTTATATCTAACATTTAAGAAACCAACTTTATAACGCTTAGCGTCTTTTTTATTAACATATGCACCTGAACTTATGCCTACGTTTTGAAAGTCTTTATCTAAATTATAGTGTTCTAAAATTTGAGCTTTATTTTTAAAGTCGGTACTATAAGCACCTCTAACCGTTAATGTGTGATACATAATAATTTTTTTGTAAGATTTTTAATAAATTAATCTAAATAAATTTAAATTAATTTTTACTTAGCAGTATAAAAACTGCTAAATAAGAATTAATTTCTTTTAAATTGTTCTAATTGCAATTTATAAAACATTCTCTCATTTTCTATTTTTATTTTTAAACTTGCATTTTCATCACTTAATTCTTCTATCTTATTAACTGCCTCTGCATATTTATTTCGATAATCTATCATTAAATTTTCTAAATATTTTTCAAAAGGTTTTAAAGTACTCATAATTTATTACCTACCTCTAAATATTCACATGCCAATTGATAACCATTAGCACAATCTATTTTCTGCGATTTTAATAAACTATCCGATATTGAAAAATAAGTAAACATACCGAAAATAGAATACAAACCAAAATATAAAATTAGATTTTTCATTTTTGTAAGATTTTTGTTTTTTGTTGTTGTTTTGGTTTATTAGTCTTGAAACTGCCTTGTATGCCTCTGTAAGCTATGCAATTTTGATTTTAGAGTATTTCATCTATTAAGAATGTATAACCTAGTGAAGGAAAAATAAAAGATAGTAAGAAATAATAAACTTATATAAATTGTACCACGTATAAACAATATAGTTATGTATATTTTGTTACTTGTTATATTGATATAACTTTGATACAATATCAATAGTTATAAAATCTTACTATGCGATTTACTGAATTATTTTTGTATGCTTCAATGAATGAATCTCCAAACTGGAAATATATCTATTCTGAGCTTCAAAAAATACCTAACTATGATTACTCTATGTTTACTTGTAAAGTCTCTTAAGATCGCTTACAGATAGCTTAGAATTAATTATTATTTTGTATTCCTTACCCTAGGGTAAGGTTGCAAAATATTTTTTATTTTTTATGTTCGTGGGGAACTTAAATATATATTGATTAATTTTTTGGTTCTATGCGAATAGCTAATTCTGGAGCTTGAATGTTAACTGTCTCTACGGATTCGCCTATTACTTTACCGAGGGAGTCTAGGATCTGTGCTGCTGTTTGTAATTGACCTTTTTTGACGGCTTTATTGAAGAGGCGAATACGCATTGCCTGGAGTCTGGGGAGCATATTTTCTCTATCTTTTTCCCAATCTTCTTTATTCCACTCTTTAACTTTTTTCCAGTCTTGCCAAGCTGTTACTTCTGAGACTGATTCAATTTTAGCGTGTTCTAAGACGAGGGCACGAGTAGTTTTACCTTCAAGTTGGCGAGTGTATAGACGTTGAGAACGTTCTTGAACTTGTTGTGCGGAAGAGCGAGCAACAAATTTCATTTTACGTTTAGGAGGATTATTATTTAATGTTTGATCAGTAGGAAAAGTAGAAGAAGCCACGGACTTAATCGCAGTAGTATTTAATGAAATAATAACCTAAAAAAGGTGGAATGAGCTATAAATAGGGGGTATTAGTTGAAAATTCTGTTATTTTATTGTTTATGGCAGTTAAAAATGCAAATGATATAAGTTTAAGGTATGCACAAGGGGAGGTATTTAATTGTGATAAGAGATTTAGGGTGTTGGTTGCAGGAAGAAGGTTTGGTAAGAGTTATTTATCCTGTATCGAACTGCTTAGGGGAGCAATCAATCGACCTGGTGAAGTATATTTCTATTGTGCTCCTACTTATAGGATGGCAAAGGATATTGCGTGGAAGGAGTTGAAGAAATTAGTGCCGAAAGTGTGGGTTCAGAGTAAGAATGAGACAGATTTAAGGTTGGAATTGATAAATGGATCGACTATTGAGTTGAAAGGGACAGAAAATGCGATGGCATTGAGGGGAAGAAGTTTAGCTGGTGTTGTTTTGGATGAGGCAGCGTTTATGGATAGGGACGTTTGGGCTGAAGTTATAAGACC